CTTTACACCCCCTTCTACGTTACCTTCTAAGGTATTGGGGTCAACACCGAGTTCCTGAGCTGTACCAGGCATTAACTGGAACATCCCTGTGGCTCCAGAGGGGTTCTTTATCGTCTTCCCATTAACTATCTGACGTCTTCCGCTCTCTTGTTGGGCGACTGCTAATGCTAGTTTTGGGTTGACACCATGCTTAATAGCCATACGAGTAATAAGCTCCATAACAGGGTCTATTGAATTAGGTCTAACTGGCGAAGGATTTATGACCCTTTGTGGCTGAACGTCGGGAGCAGGTGCAAGTTGAGGGGCACCCATCATCGGTCGCATTTGTGGGATTTGCGGTTGAGCTGGATCAAACCCCTCAAAACCACCAAACAGTTTATCTCCATCAACTGGAGGAGGGACTGGTGCACCCATCATCTGTGTGATAGGTTGCTTTGTAGGCTGAGATAAGTTCTTTCCTAATCCTTTAAGTATAGACATCGGGTCAATAGCCTTACCACCTTTCATGAATTGGAAGTGTAAGTGGGGTCCTGTACTGTTACCAGTAGAACCTACCATCCCAAGAACGCTACCAGCGTTTACCTTCTGACCTCTCTTAACTGATATGCCATTAGCATGTGCGTACAATGACTCTGTTCCATCTTGGTGCCTAACTATAACCGTGTTGCCATAACCTTGTTTCTTACCAGCGAACTGAACAGTACCACTAAATACAGATTTGAACGGTTCGTTCATAGCACCAGCTATGTCTATTCCTTTGTGGTACGTAGAAGCCCCTGCTTTAGGAGCTTTACGATTACCAAACATACTTGTTATCTTCTCGTTGGGCGAGATAGGATAAGCTCCACCTGTCATGCTACCTTTGGTTTGGACGGCTACTGGAGTTATCGGTCTAATAACAGAGGGCATCCCTCTTAGTTTCTCATTAGGAGAGAAGTCTTCAAACCCAGAAAATCCACTAGACATTTTAACTCCTCCTAATTGTCTGTTACCATGTACACAGTTTTGTATTTTGGTCTTTCCATTACATCTAAGTGTATAAAGTTGCTTTTGTTATATTTTAAAACGGTTCTAAACAATCCGCTCGCTTTAGCCGCCTTATAAAGGTCGTTTAAATTGAGTGCCACGGTAGTTACATCGTACGCTTTTCCAAGCGTGTGCATGGACCCGTCAGCACCCCCTACGGAGTCGTTGTGCTTCAAGCACCTGGTACCGCTATTTACAGACAACGGTATTTCCCTTTTAAACTCCAATTCAAGGTAGTTTCTAAAGGCTTGTAGTGCTACTAGACCAGTAGGGTCATTTATGAACTTACCGCAACCACATTTACATTTAAGTTCGCCTACTGAAAAGTTATCGATACTTGTGTTTATCATTTTTGGTATCCTTTCAACTCATCCATGTATTGTTGATAGCGTTGGTTAGTTGCATCTTTACCCATTCCTAATATGCCACCTTCGTCACCTACGTTGTTAGGGTCTTGTGAGTATTCTTGTATCTTCATTACCCTTAGGTTTTCGATGTAGTCAACATACTTCTGTAACTTTTCAGGTGGTAGATTAGCTCGTTTAAGAACTTTCATAGCTTGTTCTCTAAACCTGTCTGGGTCTGCTTCTTTCTGGTTAAGGATAGATACGGCATCTTGGAACCCTTGTGTTCTTTCAAGAACGCTGTAATCTTTTTCAGATAAGAATGTATCCACTTTAACTTGGTTGCTCTTAGCCGTATTGTCAAGGTTATCCTTTATTTGCTCTCTGTGTTCTTTTTGCTGTTTAAGAGTCATCTCCAAGTCTTTACGCTTGTTCTCTTGCACGGTTGTAGTGTTACCTAAAGACTTAGCCTTTAGAGCTTCAGTAGCTAAAGGAATTGCTGTGTTAATCATACCTTGGTTCTCAGCGTTTTTAGCACCGACAGCAGACTCTAGTACTCCACCTTTATACTCATTACCAAGTTGTGTGTTCATTGCATCTGGATTGTAGTTAGGTTGAGTCTTCATAAAGTTAAGCATGTTCTTAGAAACCAGGCTGTCCATTCTATTTGCTACTGAACCGCCACCACCTAGACCACCTGTGTCACCGCTAATAGCCGCTTGTATCTCAGCCGCAGTAGGATTCTCATGTGCAAACTGACTCATCTGCCTCATTTGAGGTACTAGCATACTTTGGTAAGCTTCACCTGCTACTGGTTCAAAGGATTGTCCTCCACCTGGAGTAGACTGGTAGGTTGGTCCATACCCTTCATAACCTGCATCACCTGCAAACTGTGAAGTTAGTTTAGAAGCTCCATGAGCTCCCATTAATTTTATAAAATCACCGAATGTTTTTTCATCAGCACCAGCGATAGCATCCAGTAGGGCAGGGTCAGACAATCCAGCTATCCTAGCTCCTGCTCCTTGTCCTGCTGTTCTTTTTCTTTCAACCTCTGCTAATGCCTGTGCTCTGGCTTGAGCCTCTCTATTAGATGAGAACTGACTACCTGCACTTTTCATACCACCCATAGCCCCAGCCGCTAACCCCATACCAGGGGAACCCATAGCCGCTCCTCCTATAAGACCTGTTGCTAAAGGAATTAAGGAAGGTAGATAAGACATAGCATCTATTCCTGGGGCATAACCACCTTGTGAACTTCCTTGTGATTGTGTTGCTTGTGCTCTTCCCATTTCTATCTCCTTAACCAATCGCACCGAATAGACTAGACATCATTGCAGAACGTCTGTTCTGTGCTTGATTGTATGCGTCTAACTGTGCATTGTATTTGTTCATATCCCAAGAGTTGTACATATCAGAAGCTTGAGTTCCTTGTACATACCTTTGGTTGTTGACATCGTAGAAGTCATTGACTCCAGAGTTTAAGTAAGCTACCTGTTTACCCAGATTGTCATAGTATGATTGCTTATTGCCTAACTCTTGTTGTGTTAAGTCAGACTTTTTAAGTTCTATATCACGAGCAATCTGTGCTTGTGACTGAGCTCCGATGTCAGCTAGTTTTTTACTTTCGTCAGCGTAGAACGAGTTGTTCAGTCCACCAAACTTCTTACCAGCTTCCTCTTGTAGGTTTCGCATTGTCGGGTCAAACTGTTTCTTGAAGTTCTCTTGTGCGGATGTAAGCATACTGTTTGCTGTGTCGTTAATGCTATTCTGAAACTCTGGTGTAGTTGCATTGAGCTGAGGGAGGTAGTCCTTCATCGCTTGCTCTAGTTCTGTTATTGAGCTTGTTCTCCTAGCTTTATTAGCCGCTTCTTCTGCCGTAGGTATTGACTTTGTAACTATCTTATCGCCATCTAAATATGAAGATTGTACTAAGTCATTACCCATATAGACATCAGAGGGGTGAAAAGCTGGAGCTGTTGGCTGTGCTGGTTGTTTTCCCATTGTACATCTCCTTTGTTAGCCCGAACATGACATAATCTAATGGTTTCCCATTCTTTAAGCTAGCCCCCTTGTTTACTCCCTCCTCTTTAAGACCAGAGATTTTCATAAAGGCTATACATTTTTTGTTATAGATAGGGGAACAACCCTCTACCCTTCTAACTCCTAAATAGTTGAACACCATGTTCAAGAAGCGTTTGATACTTGATATTACAACGTGTCCCCTGTAAGCCTCATCTATCACTATGTGAATAGCACATGAGTGTCTTCCGTTCCGCCAATCATTCAGGTAGATGAACCCTATACAGTTCCCTTCGTCATCGTAGCAAGCCCAAAAGAATGGAGCATACATAGCTATCATTCCTCTAAAGGCATTGTCACTCTCTGCTTGGTTCTTAGTCCAGTAGTCGTCTGTTATAACGTCTTTGTATTGATTGAAGATAGGTAAGAGTCTTGCATTTACTACGAAGTCTATCGGGGATACTGCTTGTATAAAGTATTTTCCTAGTTGAAAATCCATGTTTTACTCCTCTAGCATTATATCAAAGAACGCAAACCCATTGATAGCAAACTGAGTAGCAGAGTAGAAGCCTATTTGTATACTTGTGAATACCCCAGGCACGTTGACACGCTTGATTAAAGACCTGTTATCTTTCCACTTACGTGAGCCCCATGGGTCTTTACCCCAAACCATTAACTGCCCAGAGGTGGTATTGATTTGTTTCCTTCTTACTTTAGTTTCTACGGTGTTATATCTGAGCCTTAATTCCGTATTTCCTGTTTTACTACCGTCAAAAAGTATATCTAAGCCTGTTTCTACGGATTTAAGTCTTGAGTCATTGAACATAAACCAAGGTGAGTACCAGTAACCTTCAAAGACTTCTCCGTCTAGTGTGTCACCAGTATCTTCTATGAGTATCCTACCATCAGAAGTCCCTGTATATATGTTATCTTTATAGACTGTGGCACAGGTTATAGGTGTAGCCCTTCTCTTATACCAGGCAATGTTCTTTAAGTCTTTCCTGTCCATAACCCAGCATATTGATAAGTCAGTTTCACCTTCCTCTGGGAAGTAGAACCATACCTGTCTGTTCTTCTGGTAGAGTACAGCTGTTGTTTCGTTTATCCTGTCAGCATCTAACGTCTTAAAAGCAGGGTTAATCTTTAGACTGAACTCTCTTGACATCTGCACTTGGTGTAGTGAGCTGAACTCTAGGGCAAATATACCGTGGCTATAAAACAGTTGTTTGTTATCGTAGTTTGCGATACCATAGCATGATAAGCTACCCTTATCTGCGAACGGTTCAATAACAAAGTCTGATGGACCAGAACCTGATAGCATGTATACTTGGTTGTCCCTGTATATTGCTAACCCTTCTCCATAAGGTGCCATTGCTGTTATAGGTGCAGTAGAACCGTGGAAGTTCTCTACATATCCTGCATCGCTTTCTCTAATCCAGTTGTCTACCTCTCCTAAGGCTGAGTAGTAGATAGTCCCTTTGTCGGGAACTGACATGAATAGTCTACCTTTGAAGCTAGCCATTGCAACACCAGAAACACCACGCTGGTATCTTATGTTGGTATTGATAATTGATGGAGTCCCATCCTTGATATACATGAAGGGGTCATCTACACCATTGGCTACCACAACCCCATTTAAGTGGCTCTGAAAGTTACAACGTGCGTTCTTATCTAATCCAGATTTTACGACCGTGTAAGTCTTGCTAACCACGTCTGCTATACATAAATGACCTTCTGTTGCATCCCCGTAAACAAAAACCAAATAATCATCTGGTCCTTTCTTGTATGAGGTTATGCCTAAAATCTTAGCGTCCTCTATCTCGATGAACTTTTCGTTACCGTTCATCTTAGCTATACCGCCTTGACCGAAGAATTCCATGTTCTCACTATCAGCCCAGTCGGTTTTATTTTCTGATGAGTTCATATTTAAAGCGGATGCCACCAGGTTTGTACCGCCTGTTAAGTTGTAGAAACCTTTGTTTGGCATTTAGTCCTCACATCCAAGGTTCAAAGTATTCACCAGCAATGTCCCCGACACCGTAGCCATCTCTTTGACCTATATCTTTATAAACTTCAAATTGAACTGAGCGTTTAAGGTTAGCTCTCATTACCTTCAAGGTCTTATTGTACCTGTCGTTGAAGTGTTGGTATTTGCTTCTGTCTGGCATACCCTTCCAATCTCTACAAGCTCCGTATGTTAGTACGTCCCTGTATTGATTAGGCATCATAGGCTCGTCTGTTTCAAGTTCCATATTCTCTTTATCAACACCAGCGGCACTCTTAGCTGTGTAATGCGTTACGTATCTTACAGTAGCTACTGTACCAGCCATAGCCGTACTTGGTGTAGGGTATAAAAGTATCTTATCCCCATAGATGCTATATCTATTGGGAGTACCTGTTATATTCTGAGGGAGCCAATCGTACCTATACTCTGGTACAAGTGGGGTTGTCTGCGTAGGCAGTTTGATTAAAAGGATGTCGCCATCTGGCTTGTCGTATTCTATTTCTCCACCAATTAAGGAAAAGGTCGTACTCCGTTCTCGAAAAGTCCATCGTTCTTGCTCCATTAGGGTTATGTGTCTGTTGATTGAATTTAACCCGAAGGTTATCTTTTGATATTCTGGGTCAGACAATGCACTAAAAGCCGCTGGCTCATCTAGGTTCAGCAATATACAGCAGTCTTTAACCAGGTCAAAATAGTTCTTAGCCATGTCTTTCTCCTAAAAAAATAGGTGAAGGGAGGTTTTACGTCCCCCCACCTTAGTAATATCCTTGTCGGAAATCTATGTAGCTAATGTACAAGTCGCAGTCATAACACCTAAGCATTCTGGGTATATAACTTGACCGCCATAGTAGTACAATGCTCTGATGGCAGAAGCATAGTAGTTATGTAGTACATCTATCTTTTGGATTTTGTTTACCTTCATGCCAAAAGTACATCCTAGTTTGGTTCCTGCCAAGAACTCAAATGCCCCTGCTGTGTTTTTAGTTAGGTTAGTTGAGATTTTGATGTCGAAACCAGCGAAGTTAGCGATTGTGTCGCCGCTTCTGATGATTTTATCAGCAGGTGCAGTGGACTTCAAGATGAACTCTGGGGCGTTCTTCATCAAAGTGACTGCTTCTGGAGATAACACTAGGAATGGGCTTTCTCCACCTTTGATAACTCTTTTGGTTACGAACTTTTCGTAGAACTGAGTTAGCTTTTGGTAGATATTGTCTTGAGTTAAGCCTACTGGTGCAAGGATAGAGCCAAGCAAATTGCCGGCATCAGCACCATCAATCATAAGGTCTTTAACATACAAGTCGATAACGTCGGCTATCTGGAAGCCCCCATCTCTAGCATAAGCTGGCATGATGGCTATGTCCATGTCTTCAACGTCAAGGTCATCAATCTTGATTGCCCACATTTTTTGTTGGTCAATGCTGATTGTGATTTTGGTTGAAGTCATATCTTGGTAGTCGATTGTATCGTTTCTGGAATAGTCGCTGACAGCTAACCTGCCTAGCTTTCTAATGTGGATGGTGTCGCCTTTCCCTTTGATTTGACCTTCATACTCGGTGTTGACGCACTCTCTGTATACGTGGTTTTGGTCAAAGTATCTGAGCAACTCTTTGTTCCACGCTTCTGGAACTAAGTTAGTGTACTGGTTAGAGGCACTAAATTGTGACCCCGTAACTCTGGTTGGGTGCTGTGTTCCCATGGCATTTCTCTCCTTTTAGTTTAAACGGTTGCTAACATCCAAAATGTCGTCTAACGTCCGCTCTCGTATTCCATACGTTCTGCGGTACCTCACTTGCCGAACTCCAAGGCATATTACTAGGAGCCTTCCTAGTACCACCCTTGTTAGTTACTTGAGTCGCCATTTTTTGTTTAGCAGTTGTTTGTTGTGTCACAGTTGCCTGTGCACCTTTTGCAGCTGCTATTCCAGCCTTGTATGCTTCGTCCCAGATTGATTGACCGACTTTTACATACTCTGCTGTTCTTTGTTCGTCAATTAAGTCCCCATCTGCAAGAATATCTTTGAAAAACACCTCAGCCGCTTTGGATAAGATTGGGTTCTCTACAAAACTTTGGTTCGTAGATACAAACTTATCTATGATAGCTGAGTTTGTATTCGTATGTTCTTTTTGGACGAGAGTTTCTCTTTGCTTTGCTAGCTCGGATGCGTACTGTCCATACAAGAAGTTTGCTTCTGCGGTTGTTTTATCTCCAGTTTCTATAAGCCTAGAGTAGTAATATTCCGCTTCTGTTAGCTTCTGTTCGTATGTCTGGTCAATGGCTTTGACGTTTTTAGCCATCTGCATCGTATGCGAGTCCCTAAAACCTTCTGCCTGTATTAGCTTCCTTAGGTCTGAGGCATCTTGAGCCTGTCTAGTCATCAAAGTTTCAGCAGATTTTCTGCTATCTTCAACGGCTTTCAAGGTATCAGCTAGTGTATCTCTCCTAAGGTTCTCTGGCACAAAGTTTAGGTCTACACCGTCAATTTCAAAAGAAGATTGTTCCGTTGCGGAGTCTTCTTTGACTGGTGTTTCTACGGTTCCAATCGACTCATCAATAGAGTCATCAGCTTCTTCGACGTTCTCTGGCGACTCAATCAAGTACCCATCTGAGTCATAACCTTGTGCATACTTCATGTAAGACTCTTCGGGGATTTGAGAAGAACTATCGTTGCTGTCTACTTGTGAGGCGGTTGCTGGTACGTAGTTAAAATCTTCTGACATAAGTGTTAATCTCCTTTTTCATCCCAACATGGGAGCCCTAAAGGGTTGTCGGGATTTAAACTATATATACGTGCTTCCTTCTGTAATCTGCGTAGTACATTTACTACGGTTGTAATGTATAAATCGTGTTGTATTTTACCAGGTCTATCGTTGTAGTGTGTCCATTCCTTTGTAAGGTCATGCCCTATGGTTATAATATCTGTTGCACCTTGGTCTATTGCGTACTTAATAGCGGCATTACCCGAACATTCCAAGCAAGTAGATACTGTCTTAAAGACTTTTATTTTACCCCTGCGTGGATGCTGGGCAACACCTCTATTACATATAACCTTCTGGTCTGGTCTTAATTCATCTGAAATGCACCTCCACATATCGCTGTCTAAGAACATCCAATGTCTGACTGGTAAAAGACCTGCATAGTTGACACCTATTGAAGTTTCCTTATACTTCTCAATCAGCTTACGTGTTAATTGTTCGTAGCCTTTATGAGAAGGTCCTTCACATACTATCAGCCATGTTGTCATTATCTTTCCTCCTTGCAACAGCGGCATTAGCCATGTTTTGTACGTAATCAAATAGTTCCTGTCTACCTGCAATCCTGTTATGTAGAGCAACTATCTTTTTCTCGTCATCCTCAGCCTTTATCTTGTTGAAATCAGCCATTGATTGACGGCGGTGGAGCTCCTGGAAAGCTGGCATTTGAATTAGTTGAAACATCTGGTCCAGCCACTCCTGGTTGTTGTTGTGCACTTTGACCTCCTTGTGCTTGTTGCAACATCATGTCAAGCAAACTTCTACCTAGACCTAAGCGTTGGAGTTCTTCCATTTTGATGTCATCTGGTAGAGAAGCCTTACCGATTGCGAATGCGGCTAATGAGTCTTTGTCAGCCTGTATAGCTTCTGGGTCATCGTTGCCACCTCCAATAAGTCCTTGGATTGATTTAGGGTCTTGCAAGAACTGAGCTATTTGTTGTTTGACCTTGACTCTGCCTTCTGGTGGTACACCTTTCATCATCTCATCTAGTGGGTCAGCTTGTATAAATCTCTCTGCATCCTCTATGTTGAGTTTTTGAAGTATCATAAGTAGGAACTCTGTCCAGTCAATAGGAACTCTGTCAGCGAACGGAGCTATTACATCTGCTAGTTTCTTGACCTTAGCTTCCATCTCTACAACCGTTTGGCTATCGCCATATACGTAAGTGTAGTCTGCTTGTTTAACATCTGCACCTATATTAGAGAACTCTGGTGTACCTTGTTTAGAGGATACCTTAACCTTCTTATCATCGAAGTTGAAGTTAGCCTCTAGCGAAGCGACATTACCCAACATAGGTATAATACAATCAGAGTTAATGAAAGTGATAGTAGTTGACAGCCTTGTGTTTTGTCCTGTAACAAGAGCCGAAGTTTCCGTAGCAGTTCTTGTCCTGTTGTCTTGAGAACCAACCATGTATTTAAATCCACCAGTAGCACCTTCTATCTTTGTTTCTAGGAGCTGTAAGAAGTCGAAACCTACTAGGGCATCTTTAAATTGGACTGGTTGTGGGTACTTATCAGCGAACATATCGTTGTATTCAATGACTTTACCTGGATACAAGTCAAGTTTGTTCTGCGTGAACATACCCATAGGAGCTATATAAGGTGGGTTTATAATCAGTTTAAGAGCTCTTACCTGTGAATTAAGTATCTGTGAAGCTACTTGGTTCAACGGTATAGCTACAAGTAACATGGAACGACCACGTTGGGTGTCTGGGTGAGGCATAAACCTGTGCATACTAAATGGATTGTTCAAGTAAGGGTTAGGTTCACATCTAAGTAGATACTTCCTAGCCGCTACAACTACAACATAGTTCTTTAGAACTGTACCGTCTTGTAGGGTTATATCCCCCCAACACTCCAGTAGTTCTATCTGATCGCCTTCAACCCCGTTTATATCTGGTGTTCCACCTGGGATTGTATTGTTTTCATCCGACGATGCCTTTGCCATAGCGTATAATTCAGTTTCCATCTGCGAAGTAAGCTGTTCTTTGTAAGTGATATTCTCAACGATAGTCGTAACCGTAGCCAAGCTACGATAAATCTTAGGGCAACTATCCCAGTTATACATCTTACTCTTGTCAAATACAAGTGACAGCGGGTCAACAGCAGTAACTTTTGGTCCATCGTAAACGACTTTTGGCTTGACAACTGCTTTCTCAACTGGGTATGTACCCAAGTTAAAACCCGATAGTGGGTCTGTAATCGGCTCATCTACTGTTTCCTTCCTTCTAATCTGTTGAGTCTTTGTTTCCCATCCAGAGAATAGGGTGAACTCTCCAGTAGTTAAGAAGTATGCAAGTGCATCATGTAGTTCTGAACTTAGTTTCATATTGTTAAAGGATGCTTTAAGAGAAGCCTTCTGAAGAGCCGCTTGTCTTTGGCTTTCTTCATCGTTACCTTGTACGTTAAACATCATATCGTAGTTGGCGAAGTTGGACTTCCATATATTAGAAAAGATTGTATGGTATTGTTCATAGACCTGTGGGAGTAG